AGCGGATGCGCTGGCGGTGACATTTGCGTTCCCTGTTGCACATCGAGAGTACAATGGCAGAATGGAGCGCCGAGTCGTTCAAGAACGCGGCGCTGTTTCAACCGGATGGATGGGATCATAAAATGAGCTTTACAAAACCTATCGGTGTTGCGTATCTAGATCAGGATATTGATGGCGGCGTTATTGGCGCAAATGATCCACAATCTATTACAGGCACAACAATTTTTGCGACTGACCAGATTGGTTACACCAATGATGCTTACGGCACAGTTACTCAGCAAAACAATAAAGCCACTGGTGTTACGATAAACAAAACCGCTGGAACCATTACGACAGCTAACGCACAGATGGCCCCCAGCGCTAAAGTTGCGTTTGTTGTCACCAACAGCAAAGTGTCCGCATTGGACACAGTAATCGTAAACATTGCTTCTGGTGCTACTGCGACTTTTGCATATCTGATTGCCGTAGTGACCGTGACCGATGGTGCGTTTACAATCAATTTAGACAATGTATCAAGCAACGCATACACAGACACGCTTAAAATCAATTTTGCGATTCTTCATGTTTTGCCTGCATAAAGGATAAATATGCCACTCGTCAAGTCTAAGTCACCCGAGGCATTTCGCAAGAATGTGAAGGCCGAAGTTGCCGCTGGCAAACCCGTCAAGCAAGCCGTGGCAATTGCGTATTCCGTTAAACGTGAGGCTGCTAAACCAGCCCCAAAAGGTAAGAAATAATGGCTGATTACACAGGAATTGCCGCCGCTGGCGCTGTATCAAACGGTGGCTCTGCCAAAGACAAGAGCAGTTCCGACATTCTTGCCACTGCACGCACGCGCCTCGATATGGCAATTTCTGCGTTGTCAGAATCGCGTGAAGATGAGATTGATGACCTGCGTTTCTACGCTGGAAGCCCTGACAACAAGTGGCAATGGCCTGCCGATGTGCTTGCCACCCGTGGTGCGGTACAAGGTCAGACGATCAACGCACGCCCCACACTCACAATCAATAAACTACCCCAACACGTTAAACAAGTAACGAATGACCAAAGACAGAACAGACCAAGTGGTAAGGTCATTCCTGCTGACGACCATGCAGACGTGGAAATTGCCGAAATCTTTAATGGATTGGTACGCCACATCGAATATATCTCTGATGCCGATGTCGCCTATGACACAGCGTGTGAGAACCAAGTCTCCTATGGCGAGGGATACATCCGGCTGCTGACCGAGTATTGCGACCAGAACACATTTGACCAAGACATCAAAATTGGGCGAATCCGCAATTCTTTCAGCGTCTACATGGACCCGACCATCCAAGACCCTTGCGGTGCGGATGCGAAATGGTGTTTTATCACCGAAGACATCCCCAAAGCAGAATACGAGCGTCTGTATCCCAATTCAGCGCCCATTACAACTTTGCAATCCTTGGGTGTGGGCGATCAGTCCATTTCCAACTGGCTCAACGAAAACACAGTCCGCATTGCCGACTATTACTACATCGACTATGACCGTGGTACGCTGAATTTGTACCCTGGCAACCTGACAGCGTTTGAGGGTACGCCCGAAGACAAGCAATTTAAGGCAATTTATGGAAAACCTAAAAAATCTCGTGAATCTGACCGTGTTAAGGTTAAATACTGCAAGATTAACGGCTATGAAATTCTTGAAGAACGCGATTGGGCGGGTAAGTGGATTCCGGTAGTCCGCGTTGTTGGCAATGAATTTGAGGTAGACGGGCGTTTGTATGTGTCTGGCCTAGTCCGAAATGCCAAAGACGCACAGCGGATGTACAACTACTGGGTGTCTCAAGAAGCTGAGATGCTGGCACTTGCACCCAAAGCCCCATTTATCGGCTACGGTGGTCAGTTTGAGGGCTACGAAGACAAGTGGAAGACCGCAAACACAAATAACTGGCCTTATTTGGAAGTCAATCCTGATGTTACAGACGGCTCTGGCTCCATTTTGCCATTGCCACAACGCGCCCAGCCCCCAATGGCCTCTAGCGGCCTGCTGCAAGCCAAATCCGGCGCTTCTGAAGACATTAAATCGACAACAGGTCAATATAACGCTTCCCTGGGCATGGGAAGCAATGAGCGTTCTGGAAAAGCAATTCTTGCGCGTCAGCGTGAGGGTGATGTAGGCACTTACCACTACGGTGACAACCTTGCCCGTGCGGTACGCCACATTACCCGTCAAATTGTTGACCTTGCCCCCAAGATTTACGACACACAGCGCGTGGCTCGGATCATTGGTGAAGACGGTGAAACCAATATGGTCAAGATTGACCCTATGCAGCAAGAACCAGTCAAGAAAATCATTGATCCTATGAACCCATCGGTGGTGATAGACAAAATCTATAACCCTGCCGTGGGCAAATACGATGTGGTGGTGATTACAGGGCCAGGTTACGCAACCAAGCGACAAGAGGCACTTGAGGCAATGGCTCAGTTGCTGCAAGGCAACCCCCAGTTGTGGCAAGTGGCTGGCGATCTGTTTGTCAAGAACATGGATTGGCCTGGCGCACAGGAAATGTCAAAACGCTTTGCCAAGACCATTGACCCCAAACTCATGGAAGACGGCGATAAGTCGCCAGAGTTGCAGGCTGCTGAACAACAGATGCAGGCAATGGGGCAAGAGATGGAGCAGATGCACCAAATGATTCAGAATGTCGGCAAGTCGATTGAGATGCAAGATATGCAGCGCAAGGACTACGAGGCCGAGATCAAGGCGTACCAAGCCGAAACACAGCGCATTAGCGCAGTACAGGCTAGTATGTCACCAGAGCAAATTCAAGACATTGTGATGGGTACACTCCATGCAGCAATGGATTCTGGCGACATTATCAACGGCTCACCAGAATTGCGTGAATCCGCAGAAATGCCTGAGATGCCAATGGAACAAATGCCACCACAAGGAATGCCAAATGAAATGCAATGACTTTATGGGAATGTTATTCCTAGCCCGTGATGTGACTCACAGTGTTCATTTGAACACCCGCAGTTACTCTAAGCATGTTGCGCTCAACATTTTTTATGACCGTATTATTGGTGCTGCCGATGACTTTGCCGAGGCTTACCAAGGCAGACACGGTATGATTGGCCCAATTAGCCTGATGTCTGCCAAGAAAACAACCAATGTGATTGAGTTCTTGCAAGACCAGCTTGACGAGATCGAAAAGTGCAGATATGAGGTAGTTGACAAATCAGACTCATCGCTGCAACAATTGATTGACAACATTATTGAGATTTATCTTCGCACTTTGTACAAACTGCGCTTTTTAGCGTAAAGGACTATCATGGCTATCTATAAACAAGGCAATGCAGACTCACAAATCAAAGTTGGCGCAGGCAAACTGTTTGGTGTTTTCATTTCCACCACCACTAGCGGCACTTTTGCTTTGTACGACAGCGCAACTGCAAGCACTAGCGACCCCAAAATTGTGAACACAGTGACCGTGGCTGCTGGCACTCAATATGTGAGTTTCCCTGCTGGCTTGTGGTTTAGTAAAGGTCTGTATATCGACATTGCTAATACCATTGAGTACACTGTTGCTTACGAATAAATTTTGATGTAATATCAAACCACTCTATCGGCGGGGTTCACCGAGGAATCTTAGGATTCATTGAAATGACTGAAGAAGTCCAAAACCTAGCGGAAGTTGACTCCGTGCCAACACCAAGTGAGACGGCCTCACCGGAAGTTGTAGAAGTTACGCCGGAGACACCAGAAGTAGCCAGCAAGACATTCTCGCAAGAGGAACTTGATGCTGCAATTGGTAAGCGCCTCGCAAGAGAGCAACGTAAATGGGAACGAGAGCAAGCAAATCGCCAAGCGGAAACGCAGGTGATGAAAGCTGCACCAACGGCAACCGTTGACCAGTTTGAAAGCCCCGAAGCCTATGCGGAAGCATTGGCGTATTCAAAGGCTGAAGAATTGATTGCTAGACGAGAAGCCGCCAAGCAGCAATCGCAGGTTCTTGAGAGTTATCACGAGCGTGAAGAAGAAGCGCGGAGCAAATACGAGGACTTTGAACAAGTTGCGTATAACCCCAAGCTGACAATCACAAATGTGATGGCAGAAACGATCCAATCTTCGGATGTTGGCCCCGACTTAGCCTATTGGCTTGGGACTAACCCCAAAGAAGCAGACCGTATTTCCAAAATGTCGCCACTCGGTCAGGCAAAGGAAATCGGAAAGATTGAAGCTAAATTAGCTTCTGACCCTCCGGTGAAAAGATCAACGTCTGCGCCAGCACCTATTTCGCCAGTTAATGCCCGATCCTCTGGATCACCAGCACTTGACACTACGGACCCACGTTCTATTAAGAACATGACAACTTCGCAGTGGATTGAAGCTGACCGGGCAAGACAGATGAAAAAGTGGCAGTCACAGGCAACCCGCTAACTTTTTAAGGACTTTTTAAAATGTCAAACAGTATCCTAACGATCGACATGATTACCCGCAAGGCTCTCGAAATCCTCGAGAACAACCTTGTTTTGACCCGCAATGTAAACCGCCAGTACGACGACAGCTTCGCTGTTGAAGGTGCAAAGATCGGTTCAACCCTGCGTATCCGTTTACCCGACCGTGCTTTGGTCACTGACGGTGCTGCCTTGCAAGTTCAGGACGACAACGAACAGTACACCACATTGTCTGTAAACAACCAAAAGCACATCGGTGTCAACTTCACATCTGCTGAATTGACCATGCAATTGGATGACTTTGCAGAGCGTGTGTTGAAACCTCGTATCAGCCAATTGGCATCTTCTATCGATGCTGACGTGGCTAACGCCTATCGCACCATTGGTAACTCTGTTGGTACTCCTGGCACTACTCCTTCTACTTCTTTGGTCTTGTTGCAAGCCCAACAGAAATTGAACGAAAACGCTGCTGTGATGTCCCCACGTTACGCAACCGTAAACCCTGCTGCTAACGCTGGCTTGGTTGAAGGCATGAAAGGTCTGTTTAACCCAACAGACACTATCAGCCGTCAATTCAAGAACGGCATGATGGGCGCTGGCGTATTGGGCTTTGATGAAGTCAATATGTCTCAGTCTATCAAGCAACACACCACTGGTACTCGCGCTGCTACTGGCAACACCACTGGCGCTGCTGTAACCTCTGAAGGTTCTTCCACTCTGACATTGACTGTTGGTTCTGGTGAACTTATCGCTGTTGGTGATGTGTTTACGATTGCTGATTGCTACGCTGTTAACCCACAAACCCGTGAATCCACTGGTTCGTTGTTCCAGTTTGTAGCTTTGGCATCTTCGACAAGCACTACAACTGCTACTGTGACCGTGGCTCCTATGTACTCTGCAAACAGTGCATTGGCTACCGTGAATTCACTGCCTGCTACTGGCAAGGCTGTGGTATTTGTGGGTGCTGCTTCTAGCCAGTACGCGCAAAACTTGATCTATCACAAAGATGCGATCACTTTTGCCACTGCTGACTTGTTGTTGCCTCAAGGCGTTGACATGGCTTCCCGTGCAGTCCATAACGGTATCAGCTTGCGCGTTGTTCGTCAGTACGACATCAACAACGATCGTATGCCTTGCCGTATTGACGTTTTGTACGGTTACAGCACTATCCGTCCACAAATGGCTTGCCGTATGTGGGGTTAATAAAATGGGGCTTCGGCCCCGTTTTTCGTATCAATATCTTTAAAGGAAATTATCATGGCTCTCCCTAATGGCGCAGGCGGTTATCAACTCGGTGACGGCAATCTGAACGAAATCAACATGGTTACTCAGGTAGCCCCCACAGCAAAGACAGCCGCAGCCACATTGACTGCTGCTGAATTGGCTACTGGCATCATTACTTACACTGGCGCTGCTGTTGCCTTGACTGTACCTCTCGGTGCTGATCTTGACGCTGCATTTCCTAGCATGAAAGTAAATAGCTGCTTTGATTTCTCGATCATCAACACTGACGCAACTGACGCGGCTACTGTTACTGCCAATACTGGCTGCACCTTGGTTGGTGTGGCTGCTGTTGCAGGCGTATCCTCTTGCACATGGCGTGTCCGCAAAACTGGTGACGCTACCTATGTGTTTTATCGCGTAGCTGGTTAATCCAACGCCCCCACTTCGGTGGGGGCATTATTAAAGGAATAATCATGGCAAATAATTCTCCCGTCGGTGTAGCTTACGCTGATCCTGCTCTTGATTCTGCCCAGTTCAAGCTGTACACAGTGGCGACCTTGCCTGCTGCGTCTACTGCTATTGCTGGTACTCGTGCTGCTGTTAGCAACTCAAATGCCGCTTATACCGCTGGTATTGGTGCTACTGTTGCTGCTGGTGGTTCTTATGTCGTTCCAGTATTTTGTAACGGCGTTAACTGGCTCATCGGCTAAAATAAAAAGGGGGCTAATCACCCCCTTTTTTCTATGAACATTTATCTCAAACATCCCATTCACGGTGCTAAAGTTGCTACTATGGAACTTGAAGCTGTTTATGATGAAGAAAACGGCTGGACACGGTATACTCTGGATACGCCCTCGGAATCCGAAGATGCGGCCCCTGTGAACGCACTGGGAACAAAGCGCAAATATGTTCGCAAAGTAGAAACTGAGACTGCAACCGAAGGGATTTAATTATGGCTACCTACACCGCTGGCGATCAAATCAACAGAGCGCTTCGGCTGCTTGGTGTGCTTGCCGAAGGTGAAACGCCATCCGCATCGGTATCGCAAGATTGTCTGACTGCGCTAAACCAGATGATCGACTCGTGGAATACAGAGCGTTTGTCTGTATTCAGCACCCAAGATCAAATATACACATGGCCTGCTGGTGAGATTACCCGCACTCTTGGCCCAAGTGGTAACTTTGTGGGCAACCGTCCTGTTTTGCTGGATGATGCCACTTACTACCGTGACGCAGGCACAAATGTGTCGTTTGGCATCAAATTTATCAATCAGCAACAATATGACGGGATTGCTGTAAAGACGGTTACTTCCACCTACCCGCAGGTCATTTTTGTCAACATGACATACCCTGATGTCACGATGACGGTTTATCCAAAGCCCACCCGTGACTTGGAATGGCACTTTGTCTCGGTTGAGGAATTGTCTCAGCCTGCCACTTTAGTGACTGACATCTTGTTTCCACCAGGCTATTTGCGTGCTTTCACATACAACTTGGCAATGGAGATTGCGCCTGAGTTTGGCGTTGAACCCAGCCCCCAAGTAACCCGCATCGCCATGACCAGCAAGCGCAACTTGAAACGCATCAACAACCCTGACGATGTGATGTCCATGCCTTACGCAATTGTGGCAAGCCGTCAACGCTTTAACATCTATGCGGGTAACTACTAATGCAAACACCGATTCTGGGCGCGTCTTATGTCGCACGCAGTGTCAATGCTGCGGATAACCGACTCGTAAATCTTTTCCCAGAGGCTACCGCCGATGGGGGCAAGACTGCGGGATTTTTCAATCGTGCGCCAGGTTTACAGTTCCTACAAACCATAGGTACAGGCCCAATTCGGGCGCTGTGGGCACACCAGACCAACGGCAGCGATTTCTATGTTGTGTCGGGCAATGAGTTCTACAAAGTCACTGGATTGACCGCCACGCCTACCTTTTTGGGTAATGTGACAGGGACTGGCCCAGTGTCGATTGCTGACAACGGCACACAAATGTTCTTGGCTTGCAACCCTGACAGCTACATCTACAACGAAGTCACCAATGTATTCCAGCAAATTACCGATCCTGACTTTCCCGGCGCGGTGACAGTTGGCTACTTGGACGGCTACTTTGTGTTCAATGAACCTGACAGCCAAAAAGTCTGGGTGACATCTTTGCTTGACGGTTTATCAATTGACCCATTGGATTTTGCCAGTACAGAAGGCTCACCCGATGGACTGGTTGCCATCAATGTAGACCACCGCGAAGCGTGGATGTTTGGCACTGACTCGATTGAAGTTTGGTATGACGCTGGACTGGCTGACTTCCCTTTAACGCGCATCCAAGGGGCTTTTAACGAAATTGGATGTGTGGCTGCATTCTCTGTGGCAAAGCTCGACAATGGCCTATTCTGGCTTGGCACGGATGCCCGTGGACAGGGAATCGTTTACCGCGCTAACGGCTACACTGGTGTTAGGGTTTCTACCCATGCTATTGAGTACGCTATCGCACAGTACGGCAACATCTCGGACGCAATTGCCTACACCTACCAGCAAGAAGGCCATGCTTTCTATGTGCTTACATTCCCCACTGGTAATGCCACTTGGGTTTACGATGTGTCTACGCAGGCATGGCACGAGCGTGCTGGTTGGTACAACGGTGAATTTACTCGCCACCGCAGCAACTGCCAATGCAACTTTGGCGGAAACACCATTGTTGGCGACTTTGAAAATGGCAACATCTACAAGTTAAGTTTGGATGTTTATGCCGACAACGGTGGCGTTCAAAAGTGGTTGCGGTCATGGAGAGCATTGCCAACAGGCACAAATAACCTTAAACGATCAACACAACACAGCCTCCAGCTTGATGTGGAATCGGGTACTGGGTTAGCCACAGGCCAGGGCAGTGACCCTGAGATCATGCTACGCTGGTCTGATGACGGTGGTCACACTTGGTCAAATGAGCATTGGTCACCAATGGGTAAAATTGGTGAATATTTCAAACGGGTGTTTTGGCGGCGTTTGGGCATGACCCTCAAGCTGCGTGACCGTGTGTATGAGGTGTCTGGTACTGACCCAGTCAAAATGGTTATCGTGGGTGCTGAACTAATAATTAGCCCAACAAATGCCTGATAACCTAAATATAACAAACCTCCCTTCGTCACGAGTCGAATTCATCGACTCTAGGACGGGCCTGATGTCGCGTGAGTGGTATCGGTTTTTTCTTAACATTTTTAATTTAACAGGCGGCGGCAATAACCAGACATCACTGGATGACTTGCAACTTGCGCCCCCACCGATACCAAGCAGCACTGGTGGTGGTTCAGGCACGGTCACATCCATAGATGTGTCTGGTGGCACAACAGGGCTGACTACTGCGGGTGGCCCAGTCACCACTAGCGGCACTATTACTCTTGGTGGCACATTGGCTGTTACCAGTGGTGGCACAGGGGCTACTGTGGCTACGGGCGCTCCGTTTGCGCTCAAGGGTGCTAACACAGACATCACCTCGATTGCGTTGACGACTGGGACAATTACAACCGACCCCGTATCTAGCAGTGATATTGTCAATAAGTCCTATGCCGACAGTATTGCCACAGGTATCAATTTCCACGCTGCGTGTAACTACGCAACTGCGGCTGCTTTAGCTGCAAACACCTACAACAATGGCAGCAGTGGTGTTGGTGCAACCCTGACGGCAGTATCAGTTGGAACTTTAACCGTTGACGGCTACACATTTGTCGTGGGTGATGTCGGCAAGCGTATTTTGGTCAAAGATGAGGTAACAGGCGCAAACAATGGTGTATATACACTGACCCAAGCTGGCACTGTGCTTCTTCCTTACATTTTGACCCGTGCCACTGATTACGATACCAGCGGCACAGGTACTAATGAAATTGACCAAGGCGACTTGTTGCTGATATTAGCTGGCACAGTCAACGCCAATACATCATGGGTTCAGCAAACCCCATTACCGATTGTGGTTGGTACAACAGCAATTGTCTTTATCGAGTTTGCTGCTGTTCAAATTTATACTGCTGGCACAGGGTTAACCCTTAGTACCAATCAGTTTTCAATTACCAACACTGGCACATCTGGCACTTATGGCTCTGCCACTGACATACCAGTGTTTGTTACGAATGCCCAGGGTCAAGTCACTAGCGTTACCAACACCACAGCGACACCAGCAGTAGGATCAATCACGGGCTTGGGAACTGGGGTGGCGACTTTCCTTGCTACACCGTCTAGTGCCAATTTAGCAACGGCGGTTACAGACGAGACAGGCTCTGGTTCTTTGGTATTTGCTACTTCGCCCACTTTGGTCACTCCCATCTTGGGCACACCGCAGTCGGGCAACTTCAGCACAGGCACATTTACTTGGCCCACTTTTAACCAAAACACCACAGGCACTGCGTCAAATGTGACGGGAACTGTGGCAATTGCCAATGGTGGTTCTGGTCAGACCACTGCTCAATTGGCAATGAACGCTTTTGCTGGTGCAGTCACCGATGCGTATTATTTAAGGGGCAACGGCACAAATGTAACGATGTCTGCCATCCAAGTATCGGATGTCCCTACGCTAAACCAAAACACCACTGGTACAGCCTCGAATGTGACTGGCATTGTGGCTGTTGCCAATGGTGGTAATGGTACAGCAACCCCTGCGTTGGTAGCGGGTACGAATGTCACGATCACAGGCAGTTGGCCTAACCAGACGATCAATTCAAGCAACCCCGGTGGCACTGTTACCTCGGTGGCTGCGACTGTGCCATCATTCTTGTCTGTCACAGGATCACCGATTACAAGTTCAGGCACTTTGGCTATTTCCTACTCGGGGACAGCTTTGCCAATTCTTAACGGTGGAACTGGTGAAACTACGGCTAATGCGGCTTTCAATGCACTAGCCCCCAGTCAAGCAACTAATTCAGGCAAGTATCTAACTACCGATGGAACAAATACATCTTGGGCTTCTGTTGCATCTTCGACTACCAACGCCTATGCTTTTGCATGGTTCTTAAACTGAGGAAAGTATGATAGTTTTAGACACAACATCAAAGTCCATAACGATAGTTATGTCGGGTGCGGCTGCAACAACAAACCCAAGTTTTACAGCAGCATACGCAGATAACAATGGCACTTCTTTCACAGAAGGTGCAAACGATGGTGTATTAAATGGGACTACGGCAGTAACTGTGGTTTCTGCACCAGCATCTTCTACTAGAAGAATCATAAACACAATCACAGTAGAGAACAATGATACTGCCGCAGTAACAATAACTGTCGGCTATCTAAATACTGCAAGCACAAGGGTAATTGCTAAAGTCACCTTGCAAATTGGTGATACATGGACAACTGATGGTACATACGATACCACTGGAAGTTTGAAACAAACTGGTGGCAGTAGTGGTGGTGGGGCAACAATCACCAACGACACGACTACCGCTACCAATGTGTATCCATTGTTTGCGGCGGCTGTTACTGGTTCTTTGTCAACGGCTTACACCAGCAATCCCAATTACCTGTACAAGCCGTCCACGGGCGAATTGACCTCATTGGCTATGATTTGCAGCAATGGTATCCAAGTTAACAGCAAGACAGTCTCAGTCAGTTACACTATCGCTACTGGAAATTCAGGAATGTCGGCTGGGCCGATCACGATTGCAAGCGGTAAGGCAGTGACAGTTTCGTCAGGCTCCCGCTGGGTCATTTTGTAAAAGGTGCTTCGATGACTGTAACCGCCAAAAACCTAGTTCCCGCCAAGACCGTTGAGGCGACTCAAACGACTCAATACATTGCCAATGGCGTTACCACGATCATTGACAAATTCACCGCTACCAATTACAGCGGCTCGGCAGTCACAATCAGCGTCAACTTGATTACCCCCACTGAAACAGCGAGTAACGACAACTTGATTGTCAAGGCCAAGTCCTTGGCTGCGTCTGAAACCTACATCTTCCCTGAGCTTGTTGGGCAAATCTTGCCATCTGGCGGGTTTATCTCCACAATCGCAGGAACAGCCAGCGCCATCAATATGCGCGTCAGTGGAAGGGAAATCTCGTGATTCTCATTAAATCTGCTTTTGGGATAGTCTGATGCCCGTCATGTCTCAGGAATGGCAAGTAGCCAACCAAGAAAACAAGCACCGCTGGTTCTTGGGAAATGCCGATGCCATTGACTTCATCAACCGATTCTTCGATGCGGTTGAACTGTGGGACGACTTGATTGACAAGGATGTCCAAATACCAGACGATCATGTGAATCGAGTGTTTACCTCGTTAATGTTTGCACTTCCCGCAAACCCTTGGTTTATGGCAAAATACAGTTACTATCAGCCCCTAATCATGGCTGCAATTAACGGGTTTCACGATGCCAATGAAATGTGTAAAAGTGAGGAAAAGCGCCTGCGAAACCTTGCATTTCATATCCGAAACTTTGGAATTGAGATACACATTGCCACTGCGTTCTTGTTGGGTGGGTATGACCACATGAGAAAAGTATCACGCGAAATACGCGAATTTTACGCTTTTGAGGAGTTTGAAAATGCCTGATCCAGTAACGGGAATAACAGCGGGGGCCTCCATTATCGGGGGCGGTATGGCAGCAAGTGGTGCTAGAGATGCCGCTAATACCCAAGCTGATGCCGCAAACCGTGCAGCAGCACTCCAAAAACAAATGTTTGACGAGCAGCAGCGGATGTCTGCGCCTTATCGTGAGGCTGGCGTAACTGGTCAAAACCGATTGATGGAACTCTTAGGGTTAGGTGCAAACACTGGGGCCGAGGGGTACGGCAAGTATTCTAAAGACTTTGGGATGTCTGATTTCCAAGCAGACCCCGGCTACGCCTTTCGATTGTCCGAGGGGCAAAAAGCCCTTGACCGTCAGGCTGCTGCTCGTGGTGGATTGATTTCTGGTGGCGCACTTAAAGCTGCTACTCGGTATGGTCAAGACATGGGGTCGCAAGAGTATGGCAACGCATACAACCGTTACCAAACCAATCGAACAAACCAACTTGCACCTCTTGGCAGCTTAATGTCATCGGGGCAAGCGGCTGCGGCTGGCGCTGCGGCTAATGCTGGCACTTATGGTGCAAACGCTGGCAACTTAATGACGCAAGCTGGGCAAGCCCAAGCAGCAGGTCAATTGGGTGTGGGTAACACTTTGAACAATGCACTGGGTACTGCGGCAACCGCGTATCAAAATCAGACAAACTTTAACAATTACTTGGCATCACGGAATCAGCCTGCCACCAGTGGCGGTGGTGTCGGCCCTCTGTTTTAAGGAATAAATAATGGCTGATCTAAATGCACTTATTGCCCAAGGCGCTCAATTTGCTGCGCCTGTTGATCCGTTTGCCCAGTATGGGAAGATGCAGCAGTTACAACAAGGCGAGACTGCAAATGAACTTCATCGTATGCAGATGGATGAGTACCAACGCGCCCGAGCCGAAGAAGGGGGACTGCGTAATTTTCTTACCAAGAATACTGATCTTACAAAACCCGAAAACCGTGCGGGGCTGTTGCAATACGGAAAAACTGGGCGCGATTATCTTAAAACATTATCAGACCAAGATACAGCCGCAGCAAACTTGGCTAACATAAGATCACAGACAGAAGAACGTGATTTTGGTCTCAAAAAGAAAAAATTAGATTACGCATGGAACGCTGTTGGTTCTGCTTCCACGCCAGAATTAGCCATTCAAAGAATAAAAGATGGACTGAAAGATGGGCATTTTGATGAACAAACTGCCAGTTCTCAAATTAGTCAATTGTCAAATATGACACCAGAAGATTTTAAGAATTTTCGGGCGCAAAGTATTATTCAAATCCTTGATGCAAAGGACAAGCTGGGCTTTATGTTGCCGAATGTCGTTCGTCAGGACACTGGTGGTGGGATTGTCTCAATTCAAAATAACCCCGCGCTGCCGGGTTACGGGAAACCCATAAAAAATATACCCACTATTTCCAAGACCGCTACACCCGGTGAAAATCTAACTGAACGCCGCGAACGTGATCGCATGGCTACGGCTGAAGACCCAAATGTTGTATTCAAACAAACAGTTGGTGAAGATGGCACAGTGACAAACTTCAACAAGTTTGGTCAAGTTATTAATACTGTCAAGGGTGCAGGCAAAGCAAGCGGAACATTCTCTAAAGCTGAAATGCAGAAGAAAACATTAGACGCTGACCGGGCAATGGTCATTAAAGAACTTACAGAGGCCATCAAACCTGGCGGTCTTATTGACACATCCACTGGCAGTGGCGCAGGTAAAGCGGTTGATATGGCAGCAGGTTTCTTTGGTAAAGCCACTAAGGGCGACATTGCCATTGGTAAATTGCAGCCTATTGCCGACATCGTGCTTAAAACAGTGCCCCGCTTTGAGGGCCCACAGTCCGATGCAGATACCGCGTCGTATAAGGAAGCAGCGGGTAATCTTGCAAACGCCATGTTGCCGCGCGAGAAACGCAAAGCCGCAGCCCAAGAAATTATCCGGTTGATGCAGGCTCGCCAGGGCCAGTTTATTACATCGGACATGGCATCGGGTAATGTTGCTGTACCATCAGTCGCACCCCCTCCCGGCTTCACTCCAGATTAAAGGCGCAATATGGGCTTGCAAACCGCAACAAATCCCGAAACGGGTGATCGTGTTGTCTTGGTCGGAGATCAATGGCAACCTATTACCCAGTCTGCCACTGGTAAAGATGGGGCAAAGGCGTATCTTGTTGGCGGTAAATGGCTGACAGACGAAGCAGCGCCCGCTGCACCAGCAGCGCCAGCAGTATCGGCTTCCGGTATTCCCACTGCCCGTAAGGACACGGGTGCATCCCCGTATGCGGTAGCACCATCAAATGCCACAGTAAAAGCGCTGTATTCCCCATTTGTTGGGATGTACCGTGGACTTCAAGACATTACTGATACTGGCTATATTGCAGCAACAGAGGCTTTGGGTATTAAAGGCGCTCGTGAGGAATCTGCCCGTCAAAAAGAACAATACACACGGCAGTACGGCGATTCAATGGGTGCGGATGTTGGTCGAGTTGGTGGTCAAGTGTTTGGCACATTGCCGATAGGTGGTGCGATTGCAGCACCCCTTAAATCTGCTGCTAAATTGACACCAGCACTTGCAAAATACTTAACACCTTTAGCCACCACTATTGAAAGTGGTGGGTTTCAGACTGGGGTGAAATCTGGTGCTGCTAATGTGGCGTCTCGTGTGTTAGGTGGTGGTGTTGTAGGTGGTGCGTCTGCGGCGGCAGTTAACCCCGAAGATGCGGATACTGGCGCACTTATTGGTGCGGTAGTGCCGTCCGTAATCGCCCCTGTTGTTAAGGGCGGGGCTAATCTCATTCGTAAATTGTCCGATTTAAAGTCTGCAACCTACCTTGACGCTGTTGAGGGGATGGGGCGTGACATTGTTAATGCCCTAACCTCAAAAACCGCAACCATTGTCCCAGGGTCTGCTCCCACAGCAGGCCAAGTTGCATCACCCGCTGGAAGTGCTGCATTTTCAGCGTTTCAGAAAAAGATGTCAGAAGTGCCGGGAGTTGCAAGTGATTATGCGGCTGCGTCGGCACAATCGAATCAGGCACGAATAGCACAAGATGCTCGGGTGGCTAATAGATTTAAAAATGCCGCTGACAAACTTACAGCAAAGATTGACCGAAACTTAGTCGATGTCAGCCCCACTGAAGTTGGGGATGCTTTAATTGCAGCAGCCAAAGCAGAACAACGGTCTGTCAAGACAAATGTTGTGCAACCAGCATACAAAGCCGCGTTTGATGCGGCGGGTGATGCCAAGATTGATGTGTCTAATGTAGTCAGTGAGGCCGAGCGCATCCTTGACCGTAAGTTGTCCGAGTTTGCTACGGAAACAGCACCCGACACCGTGCGTAAGTTGCGTGGGTTCCTGCCCAAAGCGCCCGTGGTTGAGGCAGCTACTGTTGGTAAAGCTGGTTTTAAGACAGCCAAGCCCCCATCACCCGCACAGGCTACTCCCGAAGCTACACTGCAAGACCTTGACGATGTTCGTAAGGCTATCAACGCAGACATTGCTGCTGCTAGTTCGGGCAACACCCCAATGGCAGCAACAACCATAAAAAACCTGCGCCAGTTGCACAGCGCAATTGATGACGCTATTGGTAAAAGCACCACTTTGGCTGATGATGCCAAAACACTTTATGCGGATGCCGTCAGCAAATACCGTACAGAATACGCTCCAAAGTTTAAGGAAGGCGTAAACGCAAACTTATTTAAGAAGACAAACATCGGCGAAGGTCGCGTGCGCCCAGAAGATGTAATTACTAAATACTTTACCCCAAACGCTGAATCCGAAGCGCGTCAATTCGTAACATTGTTCGGCAATAACCCCGAAGCGATGAAAATTGGCCGCACAGGTATTGAAGATATTTACCGTAAAAAGGTCGCACAGGGTGGTATGTCGCACGCCAACTTTATGAAAGAGTATGGGCGAACTGTTGACATTTACGACAACGCTGGAATGAATTTGCGTCAAAGGTTTGATGTCATTGACAAAGATGTGCAGCGGTTAGCAAAGATTGACGAGATGGCAAAAGCCAGTGGCAACAAATTAGCCCCACCTTTACCACCCGGCTCTAATGCTTTGGCAATTGAGGCGCGTATTACAGATTTAACAAAAGGGTTAGATGAGCGCAAATTAACCGCAATCAATTCGGTGCGTGACGATTTAGCCCGTGAACTTGAATATGAAAGACTTGCCCGTGCGGGAAGCAAGGGTGATGAGTCTTTCCAAGGTGCGACAAAGGCGGGTAAAGAATCAGGACTTGCTCCAGTCCCATCATTGCTTAGTTTGCCAATCACTGTTTACAATACGGTAGTTAAAAAACTAATGGGTGTTGTGGATGACAAACTGGCAATGGAACTGGCTCGTGAAATGCTAAACCCCGCTGTGGCAGCTAAGTCAATTGAAAAAGCAATGGCACGAAAAGGTCAGCAAGAAGCTACAAACCAATTGGCAGGCCGTGTCGCAACTCGTACAGCACCAGCGTTGTCGCAAATGTCAGCCGATCAAAACGCGCTTCCTCCGAGATTGCAGGCATCGGGAATGACAACAGCTAATCCGACGGGCCAATTTACACAATAACCAAGGACTAATCTTATGGCTGGTTTAACCCCCTCCCCCAAACAACAGATTTTCGGATCGGATGGACTGCCCCTTGTTGGCGGCAAAATCTACACCTATGCGGCTGGTACTTCAACGCCTATCGCCACATACACCGACTATTCCGCAGGCACATCCAATACCAATCCAATCATCTTGGACTCGTATGGTCAGGCAAACATCTGGTTGATTAACACCACCAGCTACAAGTTCGTGGTTAAGACTGCTGCCGATGTGCTGCTCTACACCGTGGACAACATCTCCATCCCCTTGGATGCTGCGTCTATGGGTTCACCCCCTCCCATTGGTGATGTCACCCCCAACACTGGCGCGTTTACCACGCTGTCAGCCACGGGTACGGTCACATTCTCAGGGCAGGTTAACTTTACGGGTACAGGTGCTGCCAAGGTCAATGTGGGAACGACCCCACAGCGCCCTACGGCTGTCACAGGTATGCTGCGCTACAACTCCACACTCAGCACCTTTGAGGGCTACGGCGCATCGGCCTGGGGGCCATTGGGCGGCGGTGCATCGGGCAGCGGTGGCAACTCGATCTTCTACGAGAATGGTCAGACAGTTACCGTGTCGTACAGCATCACCTCTGGCAAGAATGCCATGTCCACAGGGCCAATTACGATTGCTGGGGCATTTTCAGGCATTGGGTCAATCCTTGGCACAATCTTGACAATTACCTCAGTTGCCAGCGGTACACTGTATGTGGGTGGTGAAATATCCGGCACTAATGTGACCGCAGGCACTACAATCAGTTCGTTTGGCTCTGGCACTGGTGGTGTCGGTACTTATGTTGTCACCCCATCGCAGACAGCAATCAGTGGCGCAATTGACACAACTGTTGCAGTCACCGTTCCATCTGGCTCACGCTGGGTCATTTTGTAAAGGAAATATATGAGTTCACTTGTCTTATCAGGCGACACATCAGGGACGGTATCATTATCAGTCCCTGCTGTTGCGGGTACAAACACCTTGACCATTCAAGCAGGTACTGGCACAAACTCCATGAACACGCTGGCAACTGCTGTTGCGTCTACATCGGGTACTTCGATTGACTTTACCAGTATCCCATCTTGGGTGAAAAAGATTACCGTGATGCTTGCTGGGCTAAGTACGAATGGTTCTTCTGGAATTTTAGTCCGTATTGGTGATTCTGGTGGTGTTGCTGCAACTGGCTATGTTGGTGGCGGCTCTCGTCTTGGAACTGCAACTGAAAGCGTCACTACTGGTTTTGCTTATGCAGACCCAACAGGTATGAATGCTGCGGCTGCAATATGGACAGTATTGGGAACAATCAGTTTATTGGGTTCTAATCAATATGTGTGGAGCGCAAATGCAGTTAGAACTGACTCTATTTTGATGGGTTTGGGAGTTGGGTATAAAACTCTCACAGGGGTGCTAACTACTGTCCGCCTCACCACCGTCAACGGCACAGACACTTTCGATGCTGGCACAGTCAATATTCTTTACGAGGGCTAATCATGGCACAACTTGTTTTAACCTCTGACACACTGGCAGGTACGCCAGCCACAGGTACGCTTGAGTACAACGGTCAGTTCTATGGTACTGATAGTGCTGCTGCACGGGCGCAGATGCAGCGGATCACCTTGTCCACGGCTGTGGCATCCACATCGGGTACTTCGATTGACTTTACTAGTATCCCTGCTTGGGTAAAGCGCATTACTGTGATGTATAGCGGAATAAGTACAAGTGGAACAACTGATTGGGGTATTCGATTGGGTACTTCTAGTGGTATAGAAAGCACTGGTTATTTAGGTGCTACATCTAATTCTTCTCCGTCTACTATCAATGCCACCACTTTAGCCCAAGTAGTTTATTCTCTTAGTGCGGCATCAGTTTCACATGGCTCTTTAACAATTACAAGCATGGGTTCTAATTTATGGGCAATTAGCGGAAGTAGTGGTAGGTCAAATACAACTAATACCGACACTTGCGGATACTCCAAAACAACATCAGGAACTCTAGACCGCATACGTTTCACTGCAACCAACGGCACAGACACCTTCGATGCTGGTTCAGTTAACATTTTGTACGAGGGCTAAATCATGGCTGCAACGATTGACGGAACAACGGGCTTAACAGCACCCAGTGGTGCAATATTCAACGGCATTGCTTCAGGTACTGCTGTGGCATCTACCAGCGGCACAAGCATCGACTTCACTAGCATCCCTGCATGGGTTAAGCGGATTACGGTTATGTTTGCTGGTGTATCAACTAATGGTACAAGCCCATTTTTAATTCAGTTAGGTGATGCTGGTGGTGTAGAGACTACTGGATATGTTTCAAGCAGCACTGGGTTTACTGGTGCGGCGGGTAGTACTAGCTCAAGCACTGCTGGATTTATCATCGCCTATGATACTGCTGCGTATATTGTTTCTGGAGCAGCGGTGATTACTTACATTGGAACAAATCTTTGGGTTATATCTGGCGTAGGTAAAGTTTCTACTGCAGCTAGTTGGACTACTGGTGGAGATAAGACACTATCTGATACCCTAACCCAAATCCGTCTAACCACTGTCGGTGGTACAAACACCTTTGACGCTGGCTCTATCAACATTCTCTACGAATAAGGAAAAATCATGACACATAGAATTGAAGTTAACGCTACAACAGGCGAAACCAAGATGGTTGAGTACACCGCTGACGAACAGGCTGCACACGATGCTGCTGTGGCGGCACAACAGGCAGCGGAGGCAGCAGCAGCCGTAGTAGTGCCTGAAGTGGTGGTTGAGACTCCAGCGCCAGCAGTGTAGTCATGGACTACCAAGTATTCTTTAATTCGGCCCTTGGGTTAGCGGCGTTTCTTGGCGGGTGGACACTGAACAGTATCACCAAGGCCATTGAGCGCCTTGATGCCGATGTGCGGAATATGCCTCACTCGTATGTCAACAAAGACGACTACCGAGGTGACATTAAAGAAGTCAAAGATATGCTTGGTAAGATTTTTGACAAACTCGACACCAAAGTGGACAAGTGATTGATGCACTCGCCTCTGCTCAGATACCGTGGCCCAACACCGAGACAAGAATCGTGTTGGTTTGCCGTGTCGTGCTGCCAAGCGAGAAGTATGGGGCCAATGAGTTTCTAGATAAGGACGGTAGAGTCTGTCGGTGGGTGCTGGAGACTAAGAATGATCGACCCCATTAGTGCGTTTGCCATAGCCCAGGGTGCTATCAAAGGCATCCAAGCCGCAATCAAAATGGGCAAGGATGTCCAAGGCATCACAAATGATGTGATGAAATTCTTTGACGCCAAAGACACAGTAGCCAAACAAGCCGCCAAAGACCCAAAGAAAAAGACAAAAGTAAGTTCTGCCACCAGTGAGGCAATGTCCACTGTAATGCAGTTGCATGAGTTAAACAAGGCAGAAGAAGAATTAAAGTGGCATTTTATTAACCAAGGCCAGTCGGCACTTTGGCAGCAAATAGTCCAAGAGCGCAACAACATTGTTCAAAAGCGCAAGGTACAGGACATATTGGACGCTAAAGCGGCGAAGAACCGCAAGCAAGAGATCGATGAAGCCATAACGATGGGGCTAGGTATTTTGGTAGCTGCAGCCATATTCACGCTGGTTGCTTGGGGTGTAATTGAAATGAAAGGAAAACTCTGATGTTTGCACTAGACGGATTGTTAGCAGTTGGTGGTAAGTTAATCGACAAACTTATTCCTGACCCGGAGGCCAAAGCCAAAGCCCAATTGGAACTTGCTACGCTTGCCCAAAATGGCGAACTGGCGAAGATGGCAAACGAGACTGAAATGTTCAAAGCCGAACAGGAGAACACCACTGCACGGTGGACGGCTGATATGTCATCCGATTCTTGGCTGTCCAAGAACATTCGCCCAATTGCCCTGATTGCCATTTTCATTGCTTATTTCATGTTTACCGCAATGTCGGCATTTGGATACAACGCCCAAGAGTCCTACGTAAATTTGCTAGGCTCATGGGGACAGATAGTGTTTTTGGCCTATTTCGGTGGCAGAACGGCTGAAAAAATTGTTGAGATGAGGACTAACAAATGACGCATTTAAGCCCACATTTCACACTCGAAGAACTGACCGTTACCGACCATCGAGAGTTTGACAACAGCCCTACCCAAGAGGAAATTAGCAACCTGCAACGCTTGGCGCAATTGCTGGAACAGGTCAAAGAGGCCATTGGCGGCAAGCCCGTAATGATTAACTCTGCTTTCCGGTGCAAGCAGGTCAATGACGCAGTTGGAAGCTCTGACCGGTCTCAGCATCGTCTGGGGTGCGCGGCTGACCTTCGAGTACCCGGCATGACTCCAGACCAAGTAGTCCGTGCAGTCATGGCTGCTGGCTTGCCTTACGACCAAATCATCCGGGAGTTTGACCGCTGGACGCATATCAGCATCCCGAATGTGGATGGCGGCAAACCCCGTGGGTCAGCGCTTATCATTGACAAGGCTGGCACTCGTCAGTTTGCGTAACTCGACCATAGCGTCCTTAAAGTCGCCCTGTAACTGCTCAATTTGCTCCTGTTGCTGCTGCATGAGGCGGTAGGAATCAACAGCAAATTTAGCAAGGTTCTCGTGTGACCATGCTGCAAAGTTAGGTAAGTCGCTCATTTTTGTTTCCTTGGTGGTGGGCAATTCTCTGGTGGCACTACTGCACACCATACTGCTTGCGGTGGTTCTCGGTGTACTGGCGCTTGCCAGCGGTCTATGTAAACATCGGGCATATTAGTCAACGCCCTGCGAACAGCGTCCGGCGTTAAATCAATACGGTTTGCGATCTCATGGACAGTTAGCCCATCATCATTTTGACGCAATAATGCTCTTATTGCTGGGTGTTTTGATACGCTCATTTCGACTCTTTCGTTTCTCTGTATTGTTTCACAGCATTGCGTAACCCCTGCTGCGTGGTGGCCTTCTCGTCTAGCGCCAGTGCTTGCGCTTGGTCTAGTGTGTCTTGGCACATGATTCGATGGCAGATAACAGGCACACCCTGACCTTGGCGGCGCACACGGGCGTTCATCTGCTCGTACAGGTCAAGACTCCAGTTGAGTCCAAACCATACAAGGATGTGACCGTTCTTCTGTAAGCCGTCAATCCCGTGACCCATGCTTGCAGGGTGTCCAATCATCAAGGCGCAGTCGTTTGTTTTCCAGCGGTGCATGGCGTTAAGCAAGGCCGATTCGCTTTTGCAGTCGGTCAGGTTAATCGGATCAAGGTGCTTGAATTTCTCCATAATGCGTGCAGCGTCAGACCGATAGGCGTAGCTACACAGCACTGGCGACCCTTGCGCCTCGTCAATGATCTCCTCAAGCGCATCAAGTTTCAAGTCGTGTATCGGTTCCCACAGGGGCATCCCAGCCACAGGGTACATCGCCCCGTTGCTGAACTGGAGGCACTTGTTGGTCAGGGATGCTTGATTAAACATCTCCACCTCTTTGCCACTGTCAAGCTGCAAGAAGAACTCACGCTCCATCTTGTCGTACTTGGCACGCAGGTCATCGGGCATCTCGATCTCTATGTTGTTCACAATCAAGTCCGGCAGCGGGTTGTAGTCCTCGGCACTCATCTCCAAGGTGATGTCACCAATCAGCTTTTTAATTGTGTCCTCGGTATCTTCGTATGCCACTTCTTTGTATGGGCCGACCTTGCGGTAAAACCGTGTCCTAAACGCTGTCTTGGACACACCTAAACGCTGACCCTTGTCCACCACCAAGAACTGACCATGTAGGTCTTTGTAGCCATTGGATGCGGGTGTACCTGTAAGGCCAGTAGTCCAGTCGAACTTGTCCAGAATCTTTTTGACTGCCTTGACTCTGTTGGTTGCCGAGTTTTTGCACTTGCTGATCTCATCCCACACGACACCATTGAACGGCAGCGGCTTGTCCTTCTTGACAAAGTAGGTCTGTAAGGTTTCCGCAAGCCAGCCAAGGTTCTCGTAATTGATGAGGTAGATGTCAGCAGGGCGCAGTAAAGCACGGGTGCGCTGATCCCGCGTGCCAGTGACCATGCTGAACTTGAGGTGCTTGGTGTGTTCCCACTTAGCAGCCTCTTGCCGCCACACCAGCCGGATGACTCGGATGGGTGCAACGATGACCACGCCGCGCAGGTACTGGGTGCGGATCAAGTGCGCCATTGATGTCAGGGTAATGATGGTCTTACCCAAACCCATGTCCAGCCACAGCATCGAGTTGGGGCGTGAGCATTGGTGGTTTACAGCCTTCTGTTGGTAGCCGTGAAGCAGGTCTGCGGTTAGCATGAACGCACCATCCAATCCACCATTGCCTTGCCATCATCCACATTGTCAATTACAAACACGCTGACCTTGTGACCCCGCAGGCGGTGATGCTCACGGTCTTGGGCAGGCGTAGGCTTTGCCCCTTGGCGCTTGAACTCGCAGAACCATACAGTCCCGTTCTTGTTGATAAACATACGATCAGGGACAGCAGCCCGTGCGGGACTGGTGAACTTGTAAGCCAAAACATCTTTGGTCTTGGCGTAATCACACACAGCAGTTTCAATTTGTTTTTCTAACATTACGATAACCCCAGAGTTAATTTTTCAATTTCTTGAATGTAGTAATTAAAGTCCACTGGCAGCTTGCCAG